GAGCCATTGTTAATGCTATACTGCCAAATGTCGGCGGTTACTGACGATTTCGCATTGATATATACAGAGTTTGCGGTAATGTTACTCGGAGAAAAGGATATATTCGGAGCGGTAATATCCGCACTTGCGCTACCCGAAGTACCCCAAACTTCATTATCTGTCCTTCTCGCTCTGACTTTAATGGAGGAATAATTCTTACTCGTCAAACCCGTAAGGGTCTTACTTGCGGAAGTACCGTTAGAAGTTGAAAAATTCATCCACGAAGAGCCGCCGTCAAGACTGTAATCCCAACGGTTACAGCTTTTGCTTGCACTGCCTTTAACAGTAATGCTCGAAGTGGAAACGATTGAAGCTGATACGGAAACGGTAGGAGCGGAGCGGTCGATTGTGTCAATGTCAACTGTCGTTGATGCTGTAATCGTGTCTATCGAAACGCCTGAATAGGTGCCGCTTAAACGCCAACTTGCACTAAGCGGTACGTCCGTCTTTTTACCGTTTGAGTTATGATAAACCTTAACGGTTCTGTCGAAAAGGTGAACAAGATGCCAGCTGCCGCCGTCGTCGTTTATAGCGGGCGTCGAATATGTACCCGAAGAGCCGTTGATACTTGCGATACCGTCACGTCTCGCGCCTACATATATACTCCAAACATGAAGATACACTTTGAGCGTTACGGCGGTATAGTTGCCCGTTTTACTTTGGCTACCCGACCATTCGCAGTAAAGCCCGAACTGACTTGTGGGATAATTATGGAAACTGCCGCTAAGAGCCATTAGGCTTTACCTCCTTAATCAAGAAATACTAAGTTTGTTCCCGTAGTGCCGTATGGAATAAGTCGCACTCTACCGCATTGAGCATAGTTAGTAAAAAATGCTTTCGGAATGTTCATTTCGTCCGCTTCTATATTCGTAACGAGCATATCACGATAGTAGATACGGAACGCCTTTGGGGTTATCTCAATGTTATAATCCTCTCCGACCTTGCTTACCTCGATACCTTCTGCCGAAAGCATACGGAAAAGCGCATCTCCGGCAGCGGTTACGCCGTAAGACCAAACGGGGTTGCCATTCTTCCACCCGGTCGTAGTCCACGCAATACCCGAAGCCGTCATTGTAAAGATTGTTTCGCTCTCTTTGAGGTTGGGTTTGTTATGGAGATAATAGATAACAGAGCCGTCATTTTGCGTAACGGGCGTTTCAAACAGCCCCATCGCATTACATATAAGCTCGTTAAAGGCGAGTACCGTCTGCACTCTGTCATTTAACGCTTCGTTTTGTCCGCGCTGAAGGTTTTTAATAATCGCGAACTCTTTTTTTGTGAGCGGATTTGCGGAAGCGTAACCGCTTTTCGTTGCGGTTTCACCCTTTCCCTCGATTGCCGTACTCGTATTAAGGGAAAAAGTATAATCCGTAATTATGGTCGTATGTTCCGCGCCCGACTTATCAACAAATTTAATCATATCGAGGGGGTACAAATGCGGCATTGGCTTTACTGTTGCCGAGAAAGGCGTATAGGTAAACCCGCCGAGAACGTCATAGAGAGCCTGTGCTACTGCACGATAATCGTGCTGGACAAGTTCGTTGCCCTCAATATTGAGTGTGTATCCATCGTCACCCACAAGATGTGTATCCTCGTTTGCAATAACCTGTACCCCTGTGATTTCAACTGCGTTTTCTTCTAAATCTGAATTAAAGCGATTTTTCAAATCGATCACGGTGTCGGTGGAAGAGTACCACTTCAAAATCAAATGTCCGTCCCAATCAATAAACCCGCAAGTGCCTGTCAGTTCTGCAATCCACGAAAGCAGCTGCCGATAGGTTAAATCCTCCGTTGTCGGAGCAGTCTGTATCACATAGTCGTGATTCGGTAGCGTTGAAGCATTTATGCCCAATGTCACGTTGCAAATATCGCAAATGCGGTTGAGTAGATGGCTTGTTGTCATCGGGAACGATAACAGGCTCATATCTACGGGTTTATCGAACAGTACCATACGGTCAAGTGCCGCAAGGGTGATAACTTCAAGTTTTCGAGGTGCTTCGTCCACCGTGAAGTAACCAAACGGTACATAGTGATAAACTGCATTTTCCCAACGGTGCGCATCCCACTTTTTTGTTCCGACACGCACATACATTTCAGCACCCTCAAACGGAACATTATTAAAACGCCCGTCAGAGTTGTTGAGTTTAAGCTCTATCTCTGCCGCTACGACTGAGCCTATCTCGATCTTACTGCCGGAAACGCAATACCTGTTTACAGATAAACCGCCGAGAACAATATCCTTTTCGGTCAACCTCATATCTTCGCAGAAACCGTAAAAACCTATGTCAACGACCTGTCTGTACGGCGTTGTGAAAAGATCGAGGGCTTCTTTGGAAATAGGGTATGCCATTTTATACACCCGACCTTTCTATAATATTGAAAGAGAGGTTAGACCAAAGTCCTTTCGTTGCGTTGTACATCGGAGCAGAACGATTACCCACATAAAACTCGGAGGTAACATATTTGCCCTGCATTGCATCGAGGTAGCAAACTGTAATGTATTCGGGGTTGAACGTTTGCAGAAGTTCGGATACATCTCTTGTGGAAATGTTCTGCCACGAGAGTTCGAGACCTACGAGTTGACCGACACGCTTTTTGTGCATCACGGTATCCTCTGTTCGTCCGGCATCCGAAGCAGACACATCTTCCAACTTCCAAAGATAAGAGGAGGGACACTTGATAGCCTTGCCGTTTACCGATTTAATCGGGTTGGTTTCCGGGTAGTATGTTGTCATTCAAATGTCCCTCCTTTACACTCCGACAGGAACGATAGTTTTTCCGTCCCGCCTGTTTTTTCGTTCTAATCCGCCGATAAGACTTCCCGTACCGACATATGCCGTAACATTGGTATCTTTATCAAGCAGTTTGCGCAGAATACTTATTTCCTCACGGAGAAGAGCGTTCTGTTCTGCGTTTGCATCGGAAACACCCTCCGAAATACCCGCCACAATTTGGTCGTTGTTAACAACAGCTGGCTTATTGCCTATGGTGCCGACCATTTCAGGACCGGCTTCTCGTGCTATGAACATCTGTCCAACGTCTGGGAATCCACCTGTGGCATATGCCCTGAGCTTAAGACTTACCGACCCGCTTTTAGTAACATCTACGTCGCCGTGCAAGGTGGGAAAGTAACTGTTTTTAAAGCTGTTGGCTATAGCCGTTCCGATTCTTTTGCCGAAATCACGGCCATAAGAGTCCGCGACTCTGTTAGAAAGTGCGTCACCCAAGACTGATTTCACCGACCGGCTAAGAGTATCATTTTTGGATTTGATACCTTCTACAAAACCCGTGACAAGATTCTTGCCGACTTCTTTCATGCTTACAAACATGCCGCTTGCGAGTGAAATATTGTTTGATTTTCCTGTAAGTCTTTCAAGCTCTTCCAAGAACGAGTAGTACTTTTTCGTCAAAGAAATCGCGGTGCTAAGTTCCGGGTTTGCTAATCGCAAATTGCTGTTGAGCTTTATAGCCTGTTTGTATTCTTTATCAACATCATTCGCCATGGATTTAATCGGGTCTTTAGTAAAGAAACCTACAATTTTATCTACTGTTGACGCGAAACCCGATATGGCACTGCTTTTAGAGTAATCGACTACCTGCTGCGCAAAGTGTTTCATAAACTTTGTGAAACTGTCCAAATCCTTTGACAAAGACGGCAGCTTTTCGTTTAGACTTCTCAAGGCAGGATGGAGCCTGTCGCCGAGAGAGTCAGAAACTTTTATAAGGGAGTTGTTAAACTCTACGACGGAATCCCCAAGGTCGACTAATAATGCGGTGCCTAAGCCGATAGCTACGGGTAACAATCCGACGCTTCCGACAGAAGCGACGCCGAGTGCGGCAGTAACGACACCTATTGCGACCAGCAATTCGGTACCCTTTTCAATTCCTGCCGAAATCGTATCACCATTGTCGAGTACGGGTTGCCATGCGTTCCCGACTTCGTTGAGCCCTTTGCCTATCGCCCATATTTCGGTGGCGAAAAGAAGTGTAGCAATGCCGAGTTCAAGCAACACCGCTGTACCGATGGCGATGGCAGCAGGTAACAAACCTGCGGAAGCGACTGTAGCAACACCTAACAATGCACAAACGGCGCCTATACCGACGAGTATTCCTGTTCCTAATCCAATAGCCGTAATAATGACATCACCGTTATCAAGAACGGGTTGCCATGCAAGGCCTATTTGTTCAAGGCCCCAACCAATACCCCATATTTCAGCGATAAACAAAGCGGTTGAAACGCCGAGAAGTGCAAGCATAGCAATGCCGACAGCGAGTTTGGTAACAAGAGATGTTCCTACATTGCCCAATAATGCAGTAGCCAAGCCGACAGCGGCCAGCAGGCCAACACCTATTCCCATCGCCATTGTAACGGTTTCGGCATTGTCAATTACAGGCTGCCAGGCAATGCCTACTTGTTCAAGCATGAGTCCGAGTCCCCAAACGGCACCTGTGATTAATGCCGCGGCAACAGCCAATTCAGCTATTATAACGATACCTAAGGCGAGGTTCTTGGCAAGAGATTTTAATTTAGATGTTATTCTGGATGTAGTATTGTTGACGCTTTCGCTTGCCTTTGCCACTTCTTGTAAGTCAGTTGTTGCCTTTGCGGTATCAACAGCGCTCTTGATTTTTGAAAACAAACCAAGAGCAGTAACGATACCGCCTATAGCCCTAATAACACCCGTCACGAGCGTCGCTTTATCAACGTCGCTCCAATCACCATTCTTAATTGCGTCCCAATTCTCTGACAGTTCATTTACACAATCCGTAATGCCTTGAATCGTCATAGAAACACCTGTAATCGTGGTGTTTCCGGTAAGCAAACCTAACGTTATTCCGAGGTTGCTTAAGCCTCGTACGGCGTTTGTGGCATTATCCCAATTAATGCCTTCAGTTGACATATCTGAAATGCTGCTTATAAGTTCGCCCACACCTTGCATAGCTTTGAGACCTGCTCCGACTTTGGTATCTCCGAGAACAATCAAAGCATCGCCAATAAGACCGATGCCCTCACTGACGAGACCTGCAACGTTTGAAAAATCGGCACCGTTCTTTTTTATGTCATCTATGTAATCTTTTAGCTTATTCAAATCGCTAAGAAAGCCTAAGCCGCCGACAGTGAAATTAAAAGCGACGCTTCCTCCCAAGGCCTTAATCTTTGAGAGGCGCTCCAGTAGGGCAGGGAGTTGTGTGTGAATATCAGACGCTATTTTCCATGCAGCTAATCCGGCACCTATAGTGGCAACATATGTTGCACATTCTTTGAGTTTATCAATGAGTTTATCGACACGTTCTGCGTCAAGCTTTTCTTCAGTAAACTCAAAGTTGTCAGAACTCTTTCCACTCTTACCTGATGAACCAGATGTGGGGTCCGAGAGGGCATTAATTTCGTCAATGCCTAAGATGGACTTTTGCAGCTTCTTAGTTGCCGCAGTTGCTTTATCGGTTGACGCTGTGTATGTGTTGGCGGCTTTACTCGCCTTAAGCCACACATCCGAGCCCGAGAGCCGTGCAATGATTTGGTTGACACAATTAAGGACGAATACGAATTTATCGGCGATAAAGTCAACTATTGGAGCTACTGTGTTAATGAGAGGGGCTGCCATAGCACCGAGAGATGCTTTAATGTAAACCGCATCGGTCGCAATTGAGTCAAGCGACTTTGAGAATGTTCCGTCCACTGCGTCGCTGTAAAGATATACAGCATCGACTCCGTCTTTGAATGAAGAGGTAACGGCATCAATTAAAGAGTTCAACGCTCGGTATGTTGCGCGGGCAGCTAACTGCTTCAAAGGCTTTGTTAATTTAGACATGATGCGGCTTATTGAAGTATCGGACTTTTTCAACAAAGCATCAACGGCTTTCTCCGTTTTCTTCACGGAGGGCTTTACTTCCTTGTCTACTTTATCAATCTTTGAAGCTGTTTCATCAAGCTTAGCGTTTAGTTCATTAACTTTAGATGTAACTCCGCTGATGTCGGTAGGACTGACCGGTACACCGTTGTCTAAAGGGTTTAATGCGGGAAAATCGGTGCCCCAATCCGAGAACGTTTCGGGAATACCGAGATTTTGAGTAAGTGATGAAGTGTCGCTGAAGCGGGGAGCATTGATGTTTCCAACATTACCAACGGCTTGTAAACCGTTTGAAAGTTCTGAAAGTTTAGAAAAATCAACTTCTTTCAGTGCGTCAACCGCAGCTCCTAAGTCAAGGACTCTGTTTGCGAGTTTAGACGATATCTTTATTCCGTCCAGTTCTTTAAGAGCCTCAGCCATGTTGTGTATTTTAGTGATTTTTCCGCTGTCAAGCTTGTCCGCTGCTTCCGCAATCTTATCCAATTTTTTTTGGATAGCATTTAGTCCCTTGTTGCTGCTTGTCGCACTTTTGATTTTTTCTAATTTCTCAATCAGCTTAGATAGGCTGTCTACTGCTTTGTCAGAGTTTCCGCTAATCTCTATTTTCAGTGTGTCAACAACATTGTCATTCAATCCGCTTCACCTCCTGTCCTGCCATTTTGATGTTCGTTTGCGCCGCCCAAGCGGCCGCTTTCGCCCTTTGTTTGTCGTACTTTAATTTTGCTTCTCGCTCTTTGCGTATTCGAACTTCTTTATTCGTAAGCGGAAACGGTTCAGAAATATACGGTATTGTTTTAGTACTTTTTTTTGCGAAAGCATGCAGAACAGGGGCTACGTCCGAAAGAGCCTCATAAATATAAGCTCCCTGAACCCACATTTCCTGATTGCGGCGTTGCTGTATGAGCTGATGCGCCTGCCTGTAATACTTCACCAAAGCCGAATCACCGTCCCAATACTGCTCAAACGTCATTCCGATTGACAAGTAAAAAGGGAAGTGTTCGTAAAACTGCTCAGTTAAAGTGCGCGGGGGCGAAGAGCTGCTTACCAGTTCATCGCCCAGGTCACGTTTCCCTCCGTGTTCTCTTCGGGCTCGTCCATAAGGGACTCGAGCGGCTCTGCATACATCTCTGCAAGTTTCTCAAATAAAACTTCTTTATTCGTGAGATTTTCAAAAATTGCATCGACTTTTTCCTTTTTAACATAGCGGTGATGCGCTAAAAACGCTCCCGCAAACAAAGCAGGCAACGTTGACATTGGACGGCTTTTTACATCGCTGAGGACAAACCCCTGCCGTTCCATAGTCTCAATAGATTTTCTTGTATATTCCAAGGTGTACTCGGCACCTTCGTAATTGATTGTGATGGTTTTTGCCATGATAAAGCCCTCCTGTCTGAATTAATCACCCGATGCTACAGTAACGACCGTAGACGGGGCGATAGAAATTGTCATATTAACGACCTCATTTACGCCGCCACCTGTAACGAATAAAGAGAGTCTGCCCTTAAATTCGAACTTACCGTCAGAGCCGGTTGGGGTGACAACCCCGCTTGATTCGGTTCCGCCAAACCATACAGCAAATTCAAGTTCCTGTTCTTCAAGGGCTTTGAGAGTGTCAAAATCCGTTTTGGTGTAATTTGCGGTAAATTCAAGCGCATCCTGCGACTGAATACCCGGAATGTAGGTCTGCGCTCCGTTAGAGAGCGTAGTCGTTTCAAGCATTTCGGGTGCACCGCCAAGGTCGGGGAAATCTTTAATATCAATGAGCTTTTCGTATGCATCCCCATTTGCTTTTTTCTTCATTAGAAAGACCTTATAAGTAGAAATAGCCATTTCTTTTACCTCCTATAAATCGTATTTGTTTTTGAGACAACCGCCGTGTACCTCGCAAATATGCGGTATTTAGTGGCTTCGTCTAAATTGATTGGGGTTTTTGTATTTCGGGTAAACCCTAACCCGCTCATAACTTCGTCTACTGCGGCAACAATAGCCTTGCACTCGCTTTTCTTTTTTGTAGCCTTATTCGAGTAAGCGTTCACCTCAAACACCACTGTTGCATGGTTTTCGTTACTACCCGTGTCCCTTGTGGGGAGGTACGAATAGTTATCCGCTTCTTCGATACACACAAATGGAAATTTCGAGGGACTATATGTCGTGACACTTTCGACCGTGATGTTCGGAAATTGCTTTGTCAATGCCGTCTTGACTTTTGTAAAAACCGCATTTTCAATATCAATCATTTTCCGAACACCTCCTTTGCGATATTCACGACTTGATTACGCATTTCTTTTGCAGAGTCGTACATTGCACGAGCAGGAGGATTACCGTGTGTAAGGACTACCATTCCTTTCTCGGTTTCCTTAACTACCTGTCCGTTCGTGCCGGGTGTGCCATAGTACCCCCAACTATCACGAGAGCCTTTTCCTTGACCGTATGCCCCTCGAATAGCACCGAGGGCAGCGGCTTTCGGGTGCTGCTCTGCGTAATGTATTCCTGTACCAAACTCAATGAAAGTTATGGCGTTACCTGTTGCTGTAAGAAAAAGTTTGTTATCTCCCACCCATTCGGGTTGTCGGTTTACAATTACATCGTTATCGCCGTCATACTGCGCCGTTTGAAACTTCGCACTTGCGACATCTATGCCCACCTTAACGAGTTCTTCCAACAGACGGTGCTGCTTCTCTTCGAGAGATTTTTGATAGGCTTTCAATTTGTTTATCAAACTGTCTAAGCCTGTTATATTAATCTCCATTAAGACACCTCCACTTTACTGATAGCGATCGAAATGCTATTAAGCGAACGGGCAACTTTTTTTACGATGTAATCGAAAAGAGGAACGCCGTCACTATCAAAGGCAGGGGATTTATCTATGAAAAGAGCAGTGTATTCATCTATCGGGCAGGACACATCGTCAACAACGATAACCTTGTCATACTGTAACGAATTGCCGAATTGCTCAACCGAGGTATTACCCGTTGCAGGAGAGATATTTGCCATAAGCAAAAGCGGATCGGAATACAAAACCTGTGTTTCTCCTGTTTCGTCTCCGTTCTCGTCAATGACACTCTCCTTGCCCTTATAAAGGCAGTAATAGAAGGGAGTCTTATTTCGCTCCATACACCTCATACCCTCACCTAACTTTCGTCCCACGGAAAAATAGAGGCAAACGGCACAATCCCTTTTAACATTGAATCGGGAACGCTTGCGCTTTCGTAGGAACGGTTAATACCATTCTCACTGTGTGCTGTTTCTCCCTCCGCGCCGCGCTTGTTAAGCAGATACGCGGCAATTTCCAATTGCGTGCTGTGGTAACGGGCGGGAACATTTCGCTTATCGTGGTGATATGGATAGCATTTTGCCAATATCTTTTCAGCAGCAGTGTCAAGACAGGTGAGCAGAATGTTATCATCGGTCTCACCCGTCAAAGCTGAAAGCCGCGCTTTCATTACTTCCTCTGTCATTACTGCTCGCCTCTCTTTCGTTCATTAACCGCCTGTGGCGTCTGTTGTTGTCGTTGTAGTGTTAAGTGTGCCGCCCGCAACATAAACGCTACGGCTGTATTCGGGCTTGGTGAATGTCTTGGCGATTCCCGTAAACTTGCCGTGATACCATTCCGGGCCGTAGTCAAGTCCGAGCTGCCCGAAAATCTGATATTTCGTACCCGCGCCAACTTTTGCAAGCTCCTCAAGGAAGAAGTTGCCCTTGCCGGGGGTAGGCTGGTTTACGGGTGCAATTACGTCAAGATTCAAGAGTAAAGCTGTTCCTTCCGGCAGACACTCGCCGAGATAAAGGTAGACAACACCGATAGGTGTTACCACGCTCGACAGCGCAATGCCGTTAATCTCACGAGCAACGGGAATAACAGTAAGTCCGTTCTGCACTGCATCTGCGTTAATCTGAAACAGTGTAATGGCATCGCACCATAAGCAAAGACCCTTGGTCGGAGCGTTGCTTTGGTAAACTTTTTTTACCATGTCGGCAATATCCCAAAGACCGAGCGGCTTACTGCCCATGGCCTTTGTGTTGGTGGTAATTGCGGAAACGAGACCTTTAGTCTTGTTGACAGTCGCATCGGTTGTGGCTTTGTTGTAGACGCCGTTGATGAATGTGTACTCAATATCGCGGGCAATCTTCTGCATTTTTGCCGCCACCTGGAAATCGAGTTCGTTAATCGGATTTGCAGTCTGGTTCGCGACATTTACGCCGGACAAAGTGCCCATGTTGGACTGTTTGGCGTAAGAAATGCCGACAGACTCCTGGAAAATCTGCGTAACGTTTGTTTCCTGGGTGCGGGTAACAACACTCGCATCAGGAGCTGTAAGCGAAGCGGTCTCGCTTATTGCGGGCTGAGAACCTCCGCCTGTGGTGTAACTCTGACCCACTTCAAATTCGACGTGATTGGTGTTTTTAGCTCTCGCGCCGATTATGGAAGATAGCGGTGTTCTGGTATTTCCCTTGTTAAAGAGCATTCCGGAGTAATTTAAAACTCCAAAGCTTGTAGCTATCGTATCTGACACTGTGAAATCCCTTCTTTATTAGTTATTTTGTTTTTTCTTGTTCAGAGAGACGGGTGTAGTATGCCACTGCAGCATAATCCCCTCTGTTCTGTGCGTCCTCAATCATTTTCGCGTAGTTGGCAGTATCGCTTCCGGCGCTGCCTGCGGGGGGCGTTGAGGTTTGCCCCATGAGTTGAGCTTTGTAAGCTTTATCGTGTGTTTCGAGAAATTTCTTTTGATTGGCAAAAACTTTGTCTATCTCGCCATTTGCCATAGCCTTTGCGGTCTCATCGGCAAGAGTTTCATCATAACCGAGAGCAAGGAAACGAGTCTTATGCCCGGAAATGAGCTTTTCTTTCTCCATTTCCTCAACCCTTTTACGGAGGGTGGTAAGCTCTTCTTCATTTTCCTGCTTCTTTTTATCCTCTTCGGACAAAAGAGCGTTATGTTTCCTCTTCCATTCGGCGGCTTCGCCGTTCGCCTTAGATGCCGCGTTTTTGTAGCGTTCGAGTTCAGAAGCATTATCTTCGTACTCTACTGCTTCAAGGACGGCGACCTTCTGTTCCGGGGTCATATCTGCATAACCCTCGATTTTTGTAGTATCAATCTTTGCCATAAAAATACCTCCTGCGTTTAACGATGCTGTTCACTCAGCGCTGTTTTTCTGTTTATAGGGTTGTCTCCCTTTGCGTTTGAGGTGTTCACTCACCTATAAAAACCTTTCGGTTAATATGCAAAAAAACAGGGGCTACGAGCTTAATGCTCATAGTCCCTGTTGACTGTGTCCCTCTAACCTGTTATAGAGGTCTTATTTCGCACCCGCCGTTCGATTTCAACAACGACGAGTTTGTTATTCTCTTTTTTTATTTCGGCAGAATTACCTTTCTTCACAATTTTCATTATAATTTCGTTAACTTCCGCGGTGAATAAAGGATTGTCTTTCGTGTTCATATGACTTCCCTCCGGCATCGGCAGTTGGGATGCGGGTCACTTGGTACAGCGCCAATCGGATATATATTACCGTCGCGCCTACGGCAGACAGAACAGGTGCTTTCGTCGTGTTCTGCTACCCATTTTACACGGTGTGCGCCGCTGTCACGGTACGCCTGCATTACCGCTTCATCGGTAATCCTGTCGGCATATAAGCGGCACATGAAAGACATTGCACGAAGTGCTCTGTCAATTTCTTGAGCTCTTGCATTACTCGCAATAAGGGCTTCAATCAGCCTTGCACATTTTCTGTCCATTTCGTGCGCAAATACATATTTACTCACAGGGTCATAACCGTTCAAAATGGTGTCTAACCACTCTTCATCAAGGCTGTGGAGTGACTTTTTGCGCAAACTGTCAGTGTATACCCGATTGGCTAACAGCAGAAATGCTTTTTTTACAAGCACATAAATTTCGCGATAAAGGGTATTCACTTCGTCTAAAACATTCAACTCATCAAATGATACCAAGCTTTTAAGCCTGGAATACCGTTCAATTAATTGCTTTTCGATGTATGCAATCGCTTTGTCCGTATACTTGTAAGTCATTCATTGTCGCCCTCTCCTGCGTTTTCCTTTGCCGTTCGGGTTTGAACATTGGCAAACATATCGAGCTCTTTCTGTGCTTCATCCTTGCGCTTGTCCGCATACTCCTTGCTCTGCGTGTAAGCGAGGTCGGGGTCGACGAACAGCCCGCAGTGTTCAAACGCCAAACGCGGATGAATTTTATCGTTTGCAAGGAGAGTGGTAAGCACCTGCGCTTTGGCTTGAATGTTCTCGTAGTTACGGCGGGTAAAGCGAATTTCAATCGAGGAAAGTTTCAAATTCATATCCCGCAGGGTATTCGCAATTCGGATGGCCAAGCGAAGAAACATCTTTTCAGACATCTTGAACATTGACTCGGTGTCTTTGGCTCTTACTTCTGCATCAGACCAACCGTCGCGCATAAGGACTGCTGAGCCTGTGTCACTTGTCGAACTGCCACCGTTTCTGTTGGGCATACCGCAGATAACGAGAATAGCTTGATACGTATCATCTACGAGCGTTTGGGTCTGAGTCTGATTAAGTTCCTGCGTGAGATAATAAACGTCTCCCTCCGGGGGAACTTTTAACCCGCCGTTCTCTTTCAGAGCCTTATACTCGTCAGGCTCAATATCCACACCCTTTAAGACCAGAAGCGACTGAATAAACTGCTCGATACCGTCAAGCCTGTTGGACGAAACACTATTGAGTTCATCGAGCAACGGCAACACAATCTCAAATGCACCGAGCCGCGCGGAATTGGCAGGGTACTCAATTATGGGAATGTCGCCGAATATATGCTCCTCGTTTTTCGTAATTGACTTAGGTGAATAGTTGGACTGATTAAGGGTTCCCGGTTGAAGCACCTCAAAATAATACTTATCGGTGTAAATCGAAAAAATAACCGAACCGTCCTCGTGGGTTACATACTTTACCCCCATCATCGGCTTATTGCCGAGACCGCTGTAATACACTACAAATGCGTTGCGGGGGTCAAGCGTATACAGCTTAAAAGGTGATTCGTCCTCTTCACCTTTCGGGTCTGGAAGAACCATGCGGTAAGATGTGCCGCAGATGGTGAACCAATTGGCAAGTTCCTTGTCTTTCGCCGCCTTATCTTCTGCAAAAACAAAGTTGTTAAGTAAGTTGATTGCATCGGTGGAATCGCGGTCGTCACTTGCATGGCTGACATACTGCACGGGTTCGCTCATGAGATAACCGACCTTAAAAGATACAATTTCATTCGCTCTGTTCTCTACAATTCGATTGCAAATCTCTTGACGAAACTCTTTAGTTCGGTTGATAATAGGCTGTTTGCCTTTGTAGTAATCATAGAGGTACTGAATATCAGCGCGGTTGCGGGAGTGGATGGTCATAGCCCGTTCAAGAACCGACAGCACGTTTTCAGCAGTAATTTCCTCGAAGTCTGTATAAATTACTTCTCTGCCGTATAAATTACGTTTGCTTATTTCAACCACATTATCACCTCTTTAAGCAATGTACTTTGTCACTTTTGATTATACAACATATTGTGGTGCTTGTCAACTATTTTTCTACATATTGTGGTTTTCAAATAAATCTTTTGAAAATTTCTGCTCGTCCCGAAGTATTACGCACCATAGCGATAGCCATAGCAAGGCTGTCCGGGGCATCGTCGTTTTTGTTCTTTGCGAACATTTTATACGAGAAAACATTTTGCATAAATAAGCTGTATGCTTTGCTGCGTTTGCCGGACTCTCTGAAAATCATCATTTCGCGAATGTCGGGGGCTTTATCGAAAATACGCTGATACTTTGCCTTGTCCGAGGGCGCGGCTTTTGTTGTGAGGTTAATCCTGCGGCCCTGTTTTTTTAGCTCTTCCTGCACACCCTCCTTATATGCTTCGGTAGATTTATTCGCTTCAATCTGCATCGCCGCAACATTGTGTTTGATTACCGCCTGTGCGAGAAGCGGCTGCGTTACCTTTTTATCTCCGCTATCATAGACAACATCGTGTACATAAATATCGTCCCCGTATTTAAAGCACACGGGAGAAGCCACGAAATCACCGCCACCGAAAGCGGGGTCAACCGCCATAAATATTCTATCCGGCTCTCCGTCCGGCAGAACTCCGTTGTAGTATCGAAACTCTCCGGGCGAAAACAATGCCCCGTCACGCTCTATCGGCTCACCCATATACTGAGACCGGCAGGGTCTACCATAGACCACCGTGTGCCGCACCAAAGAATTTTTGCCTTTTCTTTTGCACGGGGTAATAGGTTGTTATCCACTTTACTCCACGCAGAAATAAGGCGGTCTTTATTAAGTGCTTCCTCGATACCACCGATAAGGTCATCGGAAATCTCAAACCCGTTACAATCACACGCACCGTTCAATGTTCCGTAGAGAGAACGGCAAGTCAGCGAAGGATACCGTTTTCTTCGGTCAATATTGATTGTCTCGTCCTGCGAATTGGTCTGAACAACCTTCGCATCCGGAAAAACATCGTGCCACAGATAGGTTACAGGGTCGTTTATAATTTCCAAAACGCCGTTGTAGAGCGCTTTGGTAATGGTATCGGAATACGCCGAATATAGGTTAGATGCTTCGCTCTTTCTGCCGATAAGCCAGGTTACAAAGAACATTAAAATGGTTGTTTTACCCACACGAGGTGGCATTGAGATAAACAACCCGTACAGCTCGTCATTGGTTAGTTTCTGCAAAGCATCGACAACTCGTTTTAAGACTTTCCGCCGCGGCTGACAAAACCGTTCCTCCGGCTT